CAGAATACGGTGAAAGTTCTTACCTTCACTGTAGTCGTCGTAATAAGGATCTGTACTAAAATTAATCGCCATCTTTTACCTGTTATACTGTGATTACTGTTCTTAAAGTAACTAATTGTTGTTCGCTGTAGCTGACTGATGTTCTATTATCGATGTATAGAATATCACCACTGAAAATATCTACATCTGGTTCATTATTAACTGTCTGTAATATAAACGCTGTATTAGATACAGACTCATATACAGTAATGCCATTTGTAATATCTGCACTATCAATGTTAATAACTAAAAGTTGATTAGTTGCAGGTAATACATCAACAACATGCATTCTATATTGAGAATTAGCTGCTTCGAAGTGTATCAAGTAATCATCTTTTTCTATACCGCTGACTGTATTCATTGTTACTAGGTGACATGCGCTGCCAATTGTACCTGTGAAGGCTCTTAATGAGTTATGTTGGGTAATATCTTTAATAATACCAAACTGTCTGTAATCATTAGATACAACAACACCTTGATTCTTCTCATTATTTATTGTAGAGGTAAACATAATAGAATCAGCATATAATTCTTTTACTGGATTAAATCCATGACCTTTGTATGGCGAAAGAATAGCAGATACATTGGCATTACCCCCATCACCAGTAATGATAACGTTCGCTACAGTATAGTTCGTACCAGGTGATGTGACTGAAATATAACTTACAGTATTGTTAAGTAATACAACATTACCAACAAAACCTTGACCGTCACCAGTTACAATAACGTTAGCATAGGAATAACCGTTACCACCATTATGAACTCTGAATGCGTGTAAGCCACCATTGATAGCAGATAGCTCAACAACTGTCTGTAAAGTATCTAGATCTTCTGTTGATAGATTAGCAACTACATTAGCATTAGAACCAGCGCCGACAACGGTAATATTAAGGTTAGTATACCCATAACCCCTATCTTCAATAATTACATCTTGCAGGGTACCTGTTGTACTAATAACTGGGGTAAGAATGACACCTGTTCCATCACCAATAGTCGAGATAGTTGTTTGAGCATTAGCACTATAACCCTTACCCTCGTCTTCAATAATAACCGCTGTAATAGTACCATTAGCAAGCACCGGCTTTAAGACTGCAGTTGTGTTATAGTAAATGTTAGCAGTTGCATTAGACGTTGGCTGAATAACACCAGTAGTTGCAATTGTAACTGTCGTATTATTTTTAGCAGCTGTTGAATACTGTGTACCGGGATTGACTAAATCGATAGCAACTAATGTGTTACTACTGAATATTAAATTTGCAAAAGCATTTGCCGATGGTTGTACTGCACCTGTTGTAACTATTGATATAGTTGTATTGGCAATTGCAGCTGCATTATAACCAGCCCCTGGGTTATAGATTCTTACATTCGATACATTATTATTATGACTTGTACCTGAACCCAGATTATCCGTTATTACAATCTTAGCTTCTTTATACTTTGCACCAGCATCAAGAATAACTACATCGATAAATTCACCAGCTGCATTCAAGATAGGTCTTAAATTAGCAATAGAATTACCCGAACCACCTAAAAACGTACCTACCACAGAAAGAGAAACTTCTGCATTACCTGAATATCCTGATCCAGGGTTATCAATTGTAACACTGCTTAGTTCCCCACGAGAATAATATGCCTGGGTAACAGCTCTCTGCACAGGCATAAAATCTGCAGTTAAGAACCTATTCTGTGAAGAAAGAGGAATAGTGTACATATACTTCCAGATGTATCCATCGGAAGTTGTAATCATTGTTATGTCTTGTCCTGAAGGCTCTTCAGTAGACTCTGCACCATTGTTATTAAAGATACACTTATAAACATTATACGTACTAGTAAGTACATAAAACGTTGCAGCAACTACATCTGTAGCACCTGAATCGGATGGATAATTAGTACTATAGTCACCATCCCACTGATCATATACTGTACCTGCTGTCCAGTCTCTTCTTGGTACAACTAAAGAAACATCTCTTAAGTTAATTTTTTTAACGCTAAAAATACCTTTACGAGTAAAATCCTCGTACGATCTGGTACTTTCAGGAGTTTCAGGAAACTGAGGATCGTCCCATTCTAAAATATTACCAATAAAATAGTAATAATTTGACCTACGGGAAATAAAATCACCCAGACCCGTTTCCACAAGAGCATTGTGGAAGCCGTCACTTAAGAGATAAGACATGTTAGGCTACAGTTACGTTCCAAGTAATAACGATTGTGTCACCAGCTGCTTTGGTAACAGTACTGAATGTTGTACGGCAAAGCATATTACCGGTTGACACAGCATTAAAGATACCAGCTTCAGCTAATGAACCTGTACCTGTACCTGCACCGAAAGTTGCAGTATAGGTAATAGTGTTTGAGTTTCTTGCAGTTGAGTCAAGAGATACACGACCTAACTCTCCACCTAAAGCAGTCTGAGAAGTAGCTGCAGCTGTTGCAGAGCTACCAACAGCCATGTGGCTGAAGATTGGTAGTGAATTTCCAACCAGGCGAGATGCAATGACATCTTTACCTACCGCAACTACCAAGTTATTAATTTTTCTATAGTCTTTTTGAGTACCATTCTCATCTAGAAGTACAACTTCTAAATTACCTTTGACTTTAATAGATTCTGTGAACATGTTTTTTCCTTAAGAAAGATTTGTATTATATTTATATAAGCAGATTAGCTTATAGTGATGACTGATTCACCAACGTATATTTCAGAGAAGTATCCTGTAGCGCCAACGTTATCAGTATAGTTCAACAAGATACCTGAACCTGTCTCAGTCAAGGTTATTGTGCTATCGGCATTATCAATATTCTTACCAAACGTCTGTACAAACTCATCCCCTGGAGTTGTATCATCATTAATTGCTGCTAAAGTAACATAAAGAGCAATACTGTCTTCTGTTGATACATTATCAGAGTAAGGTTCTTTGTACAGTACTACTTCTGCTGTATCAGAAATTGGTGTATCATCTGTAAGAATCTTACCAAAATTAATAGTTAGGCTTTCAGATGTTGAGGCACTATCACCAGGTAGTTCTTTTAGTAGAGCTACTTGAGCAGTATCCAGTATGTTGAATACGCTGTTGAGCTGAATCTGAACGTTCTTACGAGTTATAACATCTACGAATGGTTTAATGTTTGCAGTAGCTGAGATAGTTCTCGATACGTACATATTAGTACCAGCCTGGTGTACTAATTTCTTAACAATATTGTAGAATGTAGAAATATCTAATTCGGACTCAATTTGGTATGCAAACGGCTGATATAGGCCACCGTCTTGCAACCTAACATCAGGTTCAGATAAGAAGCCCTGTGTAGAGGTATATTGTCCGGGATAACGAGCAATTGCACCAACAGTAAAGTTAATTACAGCAGAGCTTGCTGCTTCCGTACCAGTAATGGTTGCTGAAGTTAATAGCTGGGAGGTTGTGCTACTACTATTAAGTAAATTACCTGTATAGTAATTTGCAACAGTTACGTAATCGGTATCGAAATAGCGACCGGCATCTAATGCTGTCCACGGTTGTAATACTTTAACCGTTTCAGAAAAACCACCACCTGTAGTATCAAATGCTTTTGATCTTGCAGACACACCAAGAGAGTTTGTTAAAACAATAGTTATGTCTTCAGTGTAATTATAACCGTAGTTTAAAAACTTTAATGCTTCAATAGCACCTGTTGTACTAACCTTTGTAATTCTAACTAGTGTATCTACAGCACCGTTAACCGATACATTAAAAATTTGACCGGCTCTAAATCCTGAACCACCCTGGCTAACTGACCAACCGGTTGTTGTTGGCTTAACTGTTCCGGTAAATATAACTCCTGATGTACCGTTAACAAATACATCGTCTTCGATCTCAAAAGGAACGCTGATTTTTGTCTTATAAAAAATTTCGTATAAGTTAGTTGCTAGAGCTTTCACTCTAACAATCTCTACATTATAGTTAATATTATTTTTATAAAGTGTTAGAAAGCGATCTTTAATATTTGCTGCGCTGCCACTTGTCATCTGCACACGCAGAGAAGTTCTAAGATCCCATTTACCGTCTGATGGTCTTAATACGAAGTCATAAGGGTGTCTTGTTGTAGCAGCTGTATCATATAGAACACGAAACAATGTCTCAATAGAAAGAGAGCTGCCCTTGGCAGCATACAGATCGGTTATTCTCTTAATTAATAATGGTTTATTAACAGTAAGACTATACGGTAAATCTTTTGCATAATTAGTTAAAAAATAATTTACAAAAGATGTTGTAGTCTGATCAATATCGCTATATTGTCTTGCATTTTGAACGAGTTCTAGCGCTCCCTGATCTTGCTCCAGGAACTTGTAATAATATTCTAAGAATGCAACAAAGGTAGTATAGTCAGTTCTGATATGTTCAGGTAACTGACTATTGACTAACTCCGATATCTTATCTTTAATTCTTGTGGTAGCCATGTTATACTGATGCTGTAACCGTCACATTTGTTCCGGAAACTAAACCACCAATTTCGTAAACTGTGGTATCGTCTTGAACCAGAATTTCATTTCTTGAAACTACAAGATTATAATTTGCCTCTTGAATGGCTGCATTGATTCTAATATCTGCAACCCCTGTTGGAATACCCGTAGGGGTAATACCTGTAATACTTATAACACCAGTTCCGTAGTTTATCGAACCAATATTTGACGATACAATTAAACCATTAACTGTATTAACCAGTCTTAATGTACCTGTACCGGTGTCACTTGCCGGGGTTGTATCTGGTAGATCGGTAATCTTTACTTTAGTCTGAACACCGTTTAAACTTATGTAAAAGAAACTGGATGTAATAGTACCAGGTTTGATAGGATTTCTAAACTTAATAGCATTATCACCTGTAAATACATTAGTAGTATTTAAGGTAGGGATGAATCTTCTCTGTAATTTAAGTGTAATTAGAGCACTCGTAATAGAAGAATTGCTATCTAAAATAGAATTAATTAAACTAGAATGTACGTACTCTTTATTAAACTTATTAAGGTTAGTTGAGAAGTAAGTAGATATAGCAGTTGTAACTAATGCTTTAATCTGATCCGAAGATAATGTAGTAATAGAAGAATTATAATCAATATCAACAGTAGTAGTTACGTAATAGTAAACAGGGTCAACGAATACAGGTGCAACAGTTAGACCTTGTTTAGTCTTTAAAATAGTATTAATAATATTTTCTTTAGTTGCATCAGAAATGGTATAACTTGAATAAGGTTTGAGAGAGATCATTACCTTACCATAATAAGGGGGATCATTATCTTCACCACCCCAAACGGATACTGATTCTGCTCCTGCATAGTTTGCAAGAATCAAGGCTTCGTAATCAACTGCAGTTACTGCTCTATTCTTCGCAGCATTGACTCTTGGTGCATTAAACTTAATAGATGTAATGCTCTCAGCATCAGCACCGCCAGTAGAATTACTATTTACTGTAGTAGTAATATTACTTGAACCACCAATAGTTGTACCAGCAGTAAACGTTTGCGTAATAGTACTTGAAACATTTACAATTGAACCAGTAGATACCATATATTGAATAGTAATAATGTTACCGGCTGTTAAACTCTTACCAATAACTCCGTCACCAAAATAAATCTGATATTTACCCTGTGGATTCTGTTCTAAGAAATATACTTTAGATAGTTCATCAACACCGGTAATATCTGTTGATAAGGTATACGTTGTTGTAGTAGTATCAGATGCAGATGTCTGAATGGTTACTTTAAGTGTAGTTGTATCAACATTTTCACTTGGAATTTCGTACTTAGCAGTAGGTGTAATATCTGATACTGCATAGCTATAGTTTAATAGTGTACCTTCAGTTACATCAACATCAGCAAACGTATATGTTGTACCAACACGGGTTGCGGTCTTAGCCTCTGTTGTTAAGAAAGTATAAGCAGTTCCATCAATCGTAGATGTGAATGGTGTATAGCGATCCATCGTCAGCGTTGTTGGAAGACCAGTTGGGCTAGTTACAACAATATCTAAATTGGCTACAGCACCTCTTGCAGATACAGGCATATAACCTAAGTGCTTGGCAATTGAAACAGCTGAAGATCTCTTAACTGCAGAATCCAAAAACATCTCATTCACTACCATGTTAGCCAAGTAGGCATTGTAGTGAGTATTGTACGCAAGAACGTCTAGTAGAACAGAAAGACCAGAACCTTCAAAGTCATAGTCAGTGAACTCAGATTGAGCGTTTAAATAGGTCTTTAAATTTGTCTTGATTTGATCAAAATCAAGTTCTGCTATTCTTAGGTTAGACATTATCTTACTCTTGTTATTAGTGTTGTTAAAGTAATAGGTCTATCAGAGTTATTAAGTCTAAAAATTATATCACAAACAATTTCATTATCATCTGCTTTTTCACGTAGTTTAACTTCTAATACCGTTACTCTTGGCTCAAACTTATTGATTGTATCAAAGATAGATCTCTTCATAACCTGTGCTGTCACAGGATTAAAGTTTTCAAATAAAAGACCGTGAATCTGACACCCGATCTCAGGGTGGAAGGGACGCTCGTAGTTTCTCGTAGAAATTAAGTTTCTAAGAGATTGTTTTACCGCTTCCTCATCGTTCTTTCTTGTCACATCACCAGTTACAGGGTGTGAGGAGAAAAGAAGATTGAAATCTGAATATTGTCTGGTGTTTCTAGTAGCCATGTTTATATTTATATCAGTTTACGAACACGTCTGAGCTTCCCTCAGTTATAGTATCATTCCTTGTGTCCTTATCACCTATACGGCATAACTTCTTACCGTTAACATAAACATTTGGACTACCTTCTTTCATTGTATCGTTTCTGGTATCTTTATCACCAAAACGAATAACCTTCTTACCATTACAGTAGACATCAGGACTACCTTCGGTTTTAGTATCTAGTCTGGAGTCTTTATCTCCAACTCTTGCAACTCCTGCCATTATGCCAACTGCGTTAAGCCCTGTGAATGGGTCTTGTGGTTATAGAATGTTAATACCTGGCTTCTATTCTTAACTGAATAAGATACGTGAATCCATGGATTTTTTGTATAGCTACAATACTCTAAAATCAATTGATCGTACTTTAGAACCTTTGCCAGTTTAGTGGCAATGTCATAGTATTCTTTCTTCGTTATACCTTTGAACTGAATATCTACCCCTTGACCTAATGGGTGCTGGGATGTTTTAGCATTAGATGCATTACCAGGGTCTCTAAACGCCGATGTTACAAACATATTAGGATATATCTTCTTAACTGGCTCAAGAATGTTAAGTGCCACAGCTTGTAGGTTATAAACAATATCTCCGTACGATGCACCCGCATGTCCGCGAATTGAATCTCTTGTAACCGCTGCTTTGTTCGATAGCATCTCAACAGTAAAGTTAGGTGACAAGTTATAGTTACCAGGTAACTGTGTTACTGTCTTTAATTTAATATCTGGTTCAACAAAATTACCTTGTTCAGATTCTACTATTGTATTATCGACTGCAGCTGGAGGCTCGGTAATTTCAGCAGCATTAGCAAAACCTTCACTGATGATTAAGTTCTTTTGATTGTTAAAATCATCTACTGTTTGAGTCTCTTCCTCTAATGCAATAGAGCGAGAGTCTGCTTGAGACAATACCTGAGGATCATCTTTGTTATTATCAGTTATATCTTTACGACCAGATAATATACCTATGGCTGATCTCTCAGCATCTGCTAATACACCTTTAGTTGAGAGTCCGCTGTTCCAATGAATATCACTATCACTGTCTAGATAAATGTTATCACCTGCTACACTTACCTCCCCGGTAACAGAGGTATATCTATTCACTGCCGTATCGTTAATACTCTCAGATGCTTTATTGTTAATAAATTTAGCCTGTAAGGTTATTGCAGAATCTGCTCTTACATGCATGTTCTCGTCTGCTTCTATTCGAACAGTCTTAGATCTGATATTAAATTCTTCTACTGCCGAAAGGTTAAATGTACCCCCTGCTTGAGCTGTAATATCATTATGACAAGTAATATTGGTATCACCCTCTACTTCGATGTTCGCGTCATTACCAACAAATATATTACAAGCACCGTTAACAGAAATATCTGCGCGACCGGCGATAGATATCTTCCCGTTACGATCAATAATCTCATACAAAGAACCTTTAGTTCTCTTTACCATTGAACCGTTTGCATCGATTTCAATATATGTACCGGACTTATGATAGATGTGAAGGCGTTCAGAACCTGGTGTATCATCTATTTCAATAATATGACCAGATTCTGTTTGAGTTACTTTGTTGTAAGGATATGCTCCACGGAATGCTGATTCAGGTTCGTCCCAGGCTTCACCACCAGGTAACTTAGCACCCTTCATCCTATTCTTGTTCTTTTCTGTAACTACGGTGCCTCTCGAGTCACCCTGGGCAAGTTTATTAGTTTCAGAAATACCGGCATACTCTTTTGTAGGATAGTTAGCATTAGGATCGGTAAATCCTTTTTCTAATACTTCTAACTTTTCTTTGTTCTCTGTTGAGTTAATATCGAAGTTCTTAGCTTCTGTAAGTGCACTGTTAGCGGCGCTTGAAGCAAATATCTCATCAGTCTTTGTTAATGCCTCTTCCGGTGGTAGAGTACTATACAACGTCTCAATATTAGTTGTTGTGACCTTAGGTTGTTGATTTCTACCGAATACCGCATCAGCGAATCCTCCAACTGCTGTTGTAATCGTTTTACCAACAGTAGGAGTAATACCTTGTACCAGGCTTGCAGCAAGCGCATCAAAATTAATAATACCAAGTTTATCTGTTGGTAAAGATAATCTTAACTGGGATTGTAATTTAGTTACTATCTTATCTGTTGTTTGTGCAAGTAACTGCTGTTGAATAATACCATCGATATTATTTGTAATCTGTACAGGACCATTATTACCGGTTGTAATGTCGACGGGATTAACAGGACCAATAATGTTTTGAGGAATAGAATTAAGCTGGCTGTTAGACGCCTGGGTGACCTGTTTAACAAGATCAACTGCTCCTACCTCTGCAACTCTTGAAATTACAGCTCTTAATATTGGACTAGGTATGTTAAGGTTAAGCGCAATAATCTTATTG